TTCTGTCGGTGGGGATTGATCCGGTGGATGGGGATTCTCTGTGTTAATCCGCCAGCGATTTTTCTTGTTGCCTACTTTATAAACAGTTTAAAACCCCTGTTATCCAGGAATACATCCCCTATCCCATCCCCTCCACTCTATACTGTATCATCCCTTGTGGGATATCATAGAGACGACGATAATTGATGGAGAGATATCTTAACGCATCTACAATGTGCGTAGCCCAATTATCTAATGGCTTTGACCTGTAGCATGCTCTAGCATCGTCATACTCTCGCTGGTATTCCCGAATGGCTCTAACGCCCATCTGGCAATTTACTTTATCAATCATGATGTTTGGAAACACGTAGCGTATGGCCTCTATACCATCTTCAAAGTTTACTTTGTGTGTGACCTGAAAGTTCCATCCTGCCTTTCTAGCTTGCATTAAACGTGACTCTGTGTGTTCCCATCCTTGATGCTCTTGCTTTACGTCATGAGGCATAAAATGGTTTCCCCATTTGCAACCTATGCTTTGTCTAATGCGTTCTGCTGCATCAAGATAATACTTAAGCGGTTGTCCTGAGTCATGAAGTAGATGAAGTAACTTAATACGATTGCCTTCAATCTGAAACAACCATCCAGCGGTTGCGTCTGTGCCTCCTAAGTCCCATGCACTATGCAATGGCAAACTTGGGTTTGCTTTAAGAGTGGTAAGCCTTCCTTCTCTTTCCATCTCCGACATCTCACGTGTAAAGTATGCACCTAAGTTTCCAATCTCGAATGACACCATAAATTCTTGTTCAACCATTTCTTTAGACATACCCATCTTGGTAGCTTCTTCGATTTGCTCGGGGGTGATTACAGGTGAGCCATCTACTTTCTTGGTATCCTTAACAGATAAATGCTGTACTAAGTATCTAGGGTTTTCCCTGACTGTATCAAAAACATCCCATCCGTGATTCTTGCCCCTAGGTGTAAACTGTAATACTTCAAGGCCACCATTCTCAATTAGAATAGGATTAAGATATTGTCTAGCTAAAGGGTTATGTAAACTAAACTCAGAATAAATAATACTGACTGGATTTGTTCCCATCATTCCATTAAAATTGTTGCTGCCCCCAAAAATAAGTCGGCTTCCATTTATTAGGCGCATCTCCATACGCGCGTCATTCTTATACTCGATTAAACATTCAGGTATGTAAGATATAAATGGTTTTCCGGTGTGGTCTAGGCCAGACCATACGACTTCCCTTGCTTGTTTTTGTAGGGGCAATAGATAAATATGCGTACCGACCCTCATAAGACTTCGTAAGAGCAACGCTTGAATTGAAATGGTATCTTTGCCAGCTCTTCGATGAATAACGCTACAAACGTTTTTATTTTCTTTTATAGCCTTCAAGAAATCCATTTGATAATGACGTGGTTCTAATATGTATGGAACTTTTATATACATTATGATTTCATATATTTTTCAATCAAAGCAATACCAGCATCTGTTCCTATAGCCCAGTCTGCCAAGTAACCATTAGCATTCATTTGGTCAATAAAAGCTTGTTGTCTTTTAATATGCTCTTCTTGTGCTTTAGTAAACTTCCAGCCATCTTTTTTAATTTCCATAAATAGACCTGAATATATGGCTGTAGGATAAGCAAAAAATAGATCGCTTGCCCCAACACGAAAGCCAAGGCGAGGCAAAAGAATGTTTGTTGAACGTGACCTGTTGCCCTCATTATGTATTTTGATAACACTGCTGTATAACCTTGGATGCGCAAGTTTGCAGTATTCTAATATGTTTATGGTTGTTCTGTCTTCGGGTTTAATCTTAAATTTTTTCTGCTGATGTGTCCGTAGTCGCACAATGAGTTCCTGTATTAAAATGAGAGCTGCCAGCAATCCTAACTGCCAGCCAGTACTCGTAGGCTACTATTGGGTTTACTAGGTTGTCAATCAATCCGCTATAGAAAATGCTATCAATTGTACGTCTGGAATACTTGCCCGGACATGCATACATGTAATCGTGCAAAATGGCTGGAGAGATTGTTTCACTGTCTGTAGGCGAGTGTATAAACCATAACACACGTGGTATAGAGGCTAAATCTGTTTCAAACCCTGCTGGCACAACAACCACATCATTATTAACCATTGCAACTAAGGGATTACAAAGCTTAAAGGAATTGTTAGTTGTTGGCTCTAAACAAGGTTTTCTAGGAAAATCAACGTTACTTTCTGGAGAACAAGACATTATAAAAGTAAATAGAAGTGTAAGTAAAGCGAGTGTTGTATAAGCTTTAATATTCATAATAGGCCCCAAGGATAAGGAGAACTCGAGGCCGTCACAAGTGATACATAAGCATTACACTTACGTACAGTACTATCTAGAGTGATACTACTTGCAGCCCTTGCCACTGCGTCCTTTACCTTTCTTTTTCATTTTCATTTTCATTTGTAGTAACCTGTAAAATATCTACCATTTTAATTTCGCATAGAAAATATATTACGTCTATAACCTTTGCCAATAATTTTAATATCAGTATTAATTGTAACCCATATTGCATGGCTAACAAGCAATATTACAAAACAATATGCTTCTTTTTTTGATACAACTGTATTCAAGACGTGACAAATCATGAAATATATCCTCCAATAATTTCATAGTTAAAAAAAATCCCCAATCAAGGGGATGTTATTTTTTCTTTTTCTTTTTCGATTTGCCTGCCGATGCAAGACTGGCTGCTACCGCTTGCTTCTGTGGGTAACCTTCTTTCATCATTTTAGAGATATTACTACTGATGGTTTTTTTACTTTTACCTTTTTTCAATGGCATTTCATTTCCCCTTTTTTCTAGCTGCTCTCATATTATCAACAAGATTAGGATAAGATCTTCCAGCTTTCTTTGCCATAGCCTTAGCACTAGATTTTTGTTTAGGAGTTAGCTTCTTTGGTTTGCCTAGGCTTTTGGGTCTTGGTTTATCCCAGATAGGTTTCTTCATGTTAGCAATCCCATTTTCTTAATGCTAAAGCCTTTCGGGTTGGACGACCTTTTTCATCTTTCATTGGCCCTTGAACCCCAGACATACGAGCACAGAAACTCTTTCGTCTAGCTGCTGCCTTAGGTGACTTCTTGGCTTGTTCAGCACTAACTGGTGGCTTTAAATTCATGCCTTGAGCTTTGGCTGATGCACGACCTTTAGCGTTCAATCCACCTTTGGGATTCTTACCCTCTTTGCGTTGCCATGCTGGAGTTTTAGCCATTTTATTCTCCTGGCCAAACTATTTTAGGAATTGAAGTCATAAATACATCTTCATTTGGGATTAAGCCTCCAGCATCAATTGCCATGTATTCAATATATACATGCTCCCATACTTGGTCTCTCCATGCGACAAAAGCATCTGCTTCGGCTTTCCATTGAACATTGCTACTTACGACATAGCTAATAATGCTATTAACACTTGAGTAGCCACGACTTTGTGCTGTGGACAATAACAAGTCATTAACTTTGCTATCAATATCTTTTTTGAATGTTTCTACATCGAATTGTCTTTGATATTGTGGAATTTCAGCTTCTAGTTCCGCTTCTGTAGGTTGTGCAATGTCAGGAACCGCCCAGTATTTGATAACAATAAGAGAATCTTGAGAGTCTTGTCCAAATTGAATGTTTCTTAACTCAACTTCGCCTGGATATTTAATTTTACAAACATCAACTATATTCATTATCTAACTCTCCTTGCATAAATACCACCCCAGCCTGTAAGAGTACCGCCTCCATCCATGGCTCCGCTTAAATAAACCGTAGTTGTTGATGATAAACTTAATCTTTGATAAGGCACTACCCGATAATTATTAATTGTTATTCCTGAAGACTGTTGCAAACCAGAAATATAAGCATCTGCTGGTAAAGATGCAGATGTTGTATTAATCCATGCGAATGAATAGCTAGAAGTTTGTGCTGTTGAACTGACGTTCACATTACCCCATAAGTCCCAATCACCAGCAGTTAAAGAAATGCTCGTAACATTAAAATTAACATTTGCAGTCACAGAGACAGCGCTGCCAACTAAAACAACGCTAGATATGAATTCCCCAACATATCCAGCAGCAGCATTATCATTTGTGGTTGTTCCAACAATACCTTGCGTAGTAGGGCTAAAAGTTAAACTTCCAGCCGTCCAGTTATTAGTTGTTACGCCAGTTCCGCCTTGTGCTACTGGCAAAGGCACTGGTAGTTGTGATGTAAATCCTTGTGACATGTTATGCTCCTATCCAAAATATGTAATGTTTGCAGAGCCAGCATTAAAGGTACCACCGCCAGATTGACCAATGTACACATCAGTTAATGCATTAGTACATGTTAAATAACCACCCGTGGATGAGCCTTTAGCACTTGTTCCGCCAGTTACACCACCACTAATTGTCCAGGTATTATTAGTGTTGTCACTTAATGTTAAAATAACTGTGCCAGTAGCTGGTGTCGAAGCCGTATAAGTATTTGATTGTTGTATTACAAAATACCCTGTATTTGTAGAACCGTTAACAACATTTCCTGTGACTCCAGACCAACAGGCAGAAACATAACTAGATGTGATTTGGCCTCCGCTTGTGCCCAATCTTACCCAAAGGTCTCCAGCTATAGAGGTCGCTAACCCCATAAAATTAATGTAAATTATTTTAGCGGTTGATGGTATGCTAGAAAATTGGATTGAACTACCTCCGCTACCTGTTGCACTTACTGTTACAGGACTAACAGAAGCAGCCTGAAAAGTTGGCAACGCCCCTGCGCCATTTGATGTCAAAACCTGCCCACTAGTACCCACACTTGCAATACTTTGTTCTGCTCCAGTGCTTGTAGTGCCACCGCATATTACTGCATAGGCTGTAGTCGATGCTCTACCTGAACCACCATCGCTTACTGGCAACGGCAACGTAATTGTTTGTGGATTTACAAAACCTTGTGACATAGTAACTCCTAAGTATTTTGTACACCGAATATATTAAATGAACAAGTTGCAAGCGTATTGTATACTCTAACAACATCTCCAGCACCAAGGGTAATCCCAATAGTCGTAGCAAATGTATTATTACCTGGAATCGCAATGTCATAGTACAAATATTGCGATGCAGTATCACCAGCACCATTGACTGCAACGCTGATTCTAAAACTTGTTGCTGTAGCACTTTGATTAGCTACTGTAATCGTAGAAACTGTTGCAGTAGTTGCAGCAGGTACAGTATAAGCATCTGATAAAGTTGCAGCAGCGGGCTTAGACTGCCCTAGTATCTTGTAAGTTGTCGCCATTTTAACCACCCATTAAAAGAAATGTAAATGCTGCACCTGTGCCTTCTGGTGCTGCTTGAAAAGTAGGTAGTGCGCCAGCACCGTTACTTGTTAAGATTTGTCCAGCCGTTCCAACTGAGGCAATACTTTGATAAGCACCAGTTGAAGTTGTTCCGCCACAAATAACCGCATAAGCCGTCTGTGATGTTGCATTCGTACCGCCATTTGCAACAGGCAATGTACCAGTTACCCCTGTTGTCAAAGGTAACCCTGTGCCCGAGGCTAGATTATTATTAAGAGCATTATTAGTTGCCATATCGATTCCTTAAGCTACAGTAATGTTACCCTGTGGGCCAGTTAATACAGTCCACTGTGTGTCAGTGCTTATACATAATAATTCAATGCTATCATATTGCTGAGTGCTTTGTAGATATCCAGTTACGCCTATTGTGGTTGCACTTGAGCCAAAGAATATCTCCTGTCCAGCATTCTGAGCAACCTTCCAGCCACCAGCACCTTTACCTGCAATTGATATTGTAGTTCCTTGGGCTGCAACAGTTGGTAGTGTTAACGTGCATAAGGCAGGATTATTTGTGATATAGCCGGAATTGGCTGCCATGGCTTGGCTTGTGCCAGTCACCTCAGTCCATGTGTACCCACCACCTCCACCGCTAATTGTAATAGAGCCAGCTGCATTTGTTACAGTGATTCCAGCAGTACCTGTGATTGTTGCAGGAACTGGTGTTGCACCTGTAGAGCCAATGAGTACTTGACCATTGGTCATTGAGCTAGTCCAAGATGGAACTCCTGTAGAGCTAGTAACCAATGTTGCACTATTAGCACTTGATAAACCACTAACAGCAGTACCAGTTGTTGCATAATATGCTAACTGATTTGCAGTTCCATTGTTAACCGTTCCACTACCTGTTGAGGTGCTTGCAATAGTTATTGAGTTTGCAGCATTTGTAATGCTAATTCCACTGCCAGCTGTAAGGTTAGCAGCAATAGGAATATCATTTGTTTTACCAATGATGACCTGACCATCGGTCATTGGTGATGACCATTGAGGAACTTTGTTTTTGTCGCTTACTAATACCGCATCTTTAATTGGTGTTATTTCGCCAACTGTATTATTTGATGAACTGTAAAGTATTGCATCTTTATTAGTAGAACTAGGATAAGTTGCTTGTGTATGTGTCCAATCCGTTCCGTCTGACTGCATTAATGTGCCGTTTGCGCTTGCCATATGAGGATAAGCAGCGACTGACCACTCTGCTATAGCGTTGTTCTTAGATTGTAATACACGATAATTATCTGCAGGATTAGCAAGCATACTAGGGATGCCTGTTGCATCACTTACAAGCACGCCTC